TGTCTTTGTATCATAAGCGGAAAAGAAAATTGGGGTCTGAAATACATTGCTATTAGTAGTAATGTCAAAGTGAGAAACCTGAAAGACAGAACTTACAATATAAAAAGAAATTGAAGGTCCTAAATCTACGCCCTCTTCTTTAACAGAAAGAGTTTTTTTATCCTCTTTAAAGCCATAAAGGAAATTTCCCTTTTTAATTCCTGCATTATCTGTAATAATGTCTGAGTAGTTCATACTAATTTTTTGGAAAGGGTTAGCTCCTGCGGAGGTAGTACCTGCCATCTTTGTCATTGCCTGTGCTGATTCGAGGTCAAGCCCCATTGCCAATAATTCTTCTACCGAGTATGCCATAATGTATCCTTTTAGTTGATTTGGTTGGCAACCTTTTGGTTGTCTGAGGAAATTATAGCTGAAAAGAAAAGTAATGTCAAGGGGTTTTTAAAAAGAAGAAAAGAAAAGGGGTAAAATTACCCCTTGTAGCCATCAGATGTTTTTATACCACCAGAAAAAGTCCATTGTCTTATTAAATAATTACCACAACCACCACATTTTTGGATGTTAACTTCTTCAAAGGGTACATTAATTGTAAGGACTACTCCACAATTAGGGCAGTCCTCATTTTCACATTTTAAATCAAAGGTCACCTATAACTCCTTCCTCTGTGGGGGTAGTTATAATTTCTGGCTCTTCAATTTTAAAGAACTCTTTAATAATAGGCACTAACTTGTCAATTTCTGCATTTAACTCTGAAATTCCTTCTGGGTTTTGAAGAGTGTAAGTAAATCCTTCATACCCATCTAACTCTACCTCAGAGGGGTGACTATCATGCCCCATAGGGACTGATGGGCGATTTACACGAAGTTTAAATGCTTCTGGAAGTTCCTCAACAATAAATCTCCAATCTGGGATTAATACAATAGTATCATCTGGGAGTGCTTTTAATTTCTTATCCATCAAGTCTCTCCAGACACTATCACCAAAAATAGGTTTAATTGCCTCATTACCCATTTTTTGTAACATAACTCTATACTCATTATTGTTATTTTTAAGGTGGTCTAGCTCTGATAGGCTAACATTAAGGACGGTAGCTAAGATTTGTTTCATAGGCTCCGCATAACTATATAGTTTACATCCTGGAAATTTATTTGCTAAAATACTAGCTACACTATCTTTACCATGTCTTTTTTTACCCGAAATTTGAATTACTCTCGCCATTTATTCTCCTTATAGTGTGCAGACTACAAAATATAAAGCAACTACATTGATTAATAAAATTATAGTAGCATTACCATTGGTAGTATATGTAGGTGTGTTAAACCAAACTGTAAAACGGTCCCTGAGCTTAACTAGCTCAGTCTTTAAAAATTCCATACAAATTTCCTTTATTTTAATTTAAAAATCTTCTGTTCTTCTAAGGTAAACAAGATTGGGAAACCAAAGGAGGTGAGAGATTCTAACATAAAATTATCGTAATGGGTCTCTGTTTTCTTGGAGAATTTGGTTAGAAACTCTTCCTGCTCATCTAAATCAAGGTCCTCAAACTTTACTGGTTTAAAGAGCTCCTGATTAATAGAAACCAACATATCATAACTATAACCTTCAGGAACACTTATGTTTCTAAATTTAGTCTCAACATACTCCTCATAAATTTTCTGCTTAAGTTCATCAAAATCTTTATATTTCTCATATGCTTTAATAAATGTTTTTGGTCCAAAATTATTTAGCCCTTTTACATTCTCCTTAACAGACCCTGCAAAACATTGTACCCAGTAGATTCCTCTTGGGTCTAACTCATAATGACTCTCACAAGTTTTTCTTGTAATAAACTCTTTTTTATTAACATGTAATAATCTAATATTATCAGCCACTAAAAAACTGGCCCAGTCTTTATCAGAAGATACCAAGGTTACACGATATTGTGTATCTGCAAATCTATGGGCAATTATACTAGCAATATCATCTGCTTCAATACCATTAATGTCTATAACAGTACCAAGGTTTGATAAATAACCAATTGATTGTTTATATTGCTTTTCAAACTCCGCACGCCTAATCTTTTCCTTTGGGGTTTGTTTCTCTTGTATTGTGCTTCTTTGAAGCTTATACTCAGGATATTTCTTTCTTCTCTTACTAGCCCCAATATCCACAGCAAATACTAATTTGGTTGGATTAATTCTTTTAGAGAGTAAGAGTCTAGCTATGTGTGGAAAAACATTAGAGAATGGGGCGTGTGCATGAAATGCGTAAGTAAATGAACACAACCTATAATCAATTACAACAATTTCCATTAGGTTTCCTCCTTTTTTAAGATTTGTAATGATAGTATTATTAACCTTAAAGTAAGCTTAAGAAAAGGGTGTCCGGTTTCCTATTATTGTATTCCCCCTTTTTGCTTTAAATTTAATCAAATATTAAGAAATATAGGAGTATTATACTTGAAATAAAACGATTATCTTTTAGAGAACTTTGCAGAAACTTTTAAGTGTTTCTCAGGACCTTGTAGGGTTCTGCAAAGTTCTTTAGGTTAGAAAAGGGAGACTATGACAAATAAAGAGTTTTTATTAGACCACTTAGATAAATTTAATAAAGTACAGTGTTCTAACACAAAAACTAGTGGTTATACCTTTAAGCCTATACTAGAAGCCTTAGACTATAAGTTTGTAAGGTTTGGGAACGGATTTTTTATTCCTGCTATAAGTATTGATATTGATACAAAAACTGATGTAGAAGCTATTATTAAGCAACATAACCTCCCAACCCCTAATTTTATTGTAGATACCGATAAGGGAACCCATATTCATTTCTTTTTTACTGTTCCAGTTAGTACAGCTAATTCTGCTCAAATGAAGGTTCTTAGAACTACTTTAAAGTATATTCAATCACTTTTCGGTGCTGATAAGTTTGCTTCTACTATTAATGCAGGTAGAGTATTTAGAAACCCCCTATTACATACACATTCCTTTTCAGAAAAAACTATATCTTTCTCTGAAATTATTGTACCTAAAGAATTTGTAAAATCCCTTAAAAAAACTAAACTTAAAGGTAGAACAAGGTACTCTGAAATTCTTAATACTGACTTTAGTAAAGTTGAACAAGGTACAAGACATATGACTATGTTTAGATATGCTTCTGCCTATTGTTATTCTACAGGTCTGGTGGGCATTTTTAGCGTCATTGATGAAAAGAACTCACAGATGCCCAACCCATTACCGAACAGTGAAATTTTGTCTATCTCAGCGTCCGTGGACACGTTTATGGAAACTAAATATAAAAGAGGAATCTATTCCTGCCCAGAACATATAAAAGAACACAACAGAAAAGTTGCAAAAACCAATGCTGATAAGAAATTAGCTAGTATTGTTTCTAAAATTTTACAGTATTTTGCTCCACTAGAATTTATTAAAAATACTTCTACTAGAAAAGCTTCAGCCATTTTAAATATAAATAAAGATACTTGGACAAAATATAGGAAGATACTCCCAGAAATTATAAGAAATATCCTATTACGAGATGCAATAGCAAATTATACGGATTATCTTATTAAATATAATAATGAAATTGAATATTTCCCAACAAATAGAACTATTTTACCTAAAATTAATAATAGTAGTTAATAAATACTATATAAACGTAAACCCACATTTTACATATTGGAGATAAATGAAAACAAAAACTTTAGTTTTAGATACAAATGTTATACTGGATAACCCTGATGTTTTGTTAACTAAGGATTATAGTATTGTTGTTCCCTATACAGTCTTGTCAGAACTTGATAAACTTAAAAGAGAGCCAGAGTTACGGATGAGTGTGCAAAAGGCATTCAAAATTATTAGACATTTACAAAAAGAAAAAAATATTACTATCACAGATATTCCAAATTCCTGTGAAACTAATGATGAAAAAATTGTAAAAACCGCTAAGGATACTTCATCTACCCTCTGGACTAGAGATATAGGGGCTAGTGTAATTGCTGATGCTCAAGGGGTACCTCTTTTAGAAAATGAGGATTTAGAACAAGATACTTCGTATTGTGGTTATAGAGAAATAGAAGTTGACTATACTATTGCATCTAACCTTATAGGTATTAATGAAATTATGCCAAGTGAGGCTGAACACTACTTTGGATTTGCCCCTGTGTTAAATGAATATATCTACTATAAAATGCCAAATGATATTGATAAATACTCTATTTGGAGACTACTAAAGAATGGTATGGTAACTTTAATTAAGCAGAGTATGAAACCATATCATGCTGCTGGTTTACAAATTGCCCCTCAGGATATAATTCAGGCTTGTGCTTTAGATGCTGTGTTTAATACTGATACACCATTAGCTATTATTGAAGGTAAATTGGGAACAGGTAAAACTATTTTGGCTTTATGTGCAGCGTTAGCAAGAACAAATGGGCAACATCAATACTGTTCTTACGATAAAATCTTTGTTACTAGAGCACCTCTACCGATTGATAAAGCCCTTAGAATAGGCTATTTACCAGGTTCTTCTGACGAAAAAATGGCACCTTGGTTAGCTGGTATTAAAAGTAACCTAAAGTTCCTTTATGAAAAGACAAGGAAAGATATTGATAATAAAGAAGCAGATAAAGTATTTGCAGATTATTTTGAAGCCGTTAATCTTGAGTCAATTCAAGGCATGAATATTCACTCTTCTATTTTACTAGTAGATGAGTACCAGATTCTTTCTGCTGACATGTTAAAACAAATTATAAGTAGAGCTTCTGCAGGTGCTAAGGTGGTACTTATAGGTGACCCTGAGGGTCAAGTATATGGACAAAATAGAGGCACCGAGGGTTTCAAGAAACTTAGACCTTTCTTAAAGGGAAGCAAACAGATTACTTATGTTAAATTGGATAAGATTTATCGTTCTGAGTTAGCTGAATTTGTAGCAGAGGTTTTTGAATAGTGTTTATATATATGTTGACATCTAAGACTACTGGCAAGAGTTATATCGGAAAAACCGAAAAATCTATAGATTGTAGAATTACTCAACATATATATTCCTGTAATAAGGGCTCTAATTTCCACTTCCACAGGGCTCTTAGGAAGTATGGGGTAGATGATTTTGAGCTTACCATCCTTGAGGATAAAGTAAAGGACTCTACATATTTATCTGGTTTAGAGGTTTATTACATTAAAAAATATAATACCTATCATTCAGGATATAATAGTACTTTAGGGGGAGATGGAACTTCTGGTAGGAAGTTTTCTGATGAAACTATAGAGAAACTTAGAAATGCGGGATTAGGTACAAAAAATTCTAGGGCAAAACCTATTGGTATATTTAATGAAAAAGATGAACTTATATATTACTGTAATGGTAATTTTGCACAAACAGCTCATAAGTATAATTTACCATTAAGGGCTCTACTATATACTAAAAGTAATAATACTCGATTATATCAAAGTACTTCTTTGAGAACATTATCTTTACTTAAAAGAAAAGGAAATGATAAATATATCGGGTGGTATGCTAAAGATTTGGAGAAGAAAAATGATATGTAAGATAGGGATAGATACCTCTAGTACAAATACTGCAATAGTAGTATTGGCTGAAGGAAAAGTATTTGAATTTGTATTAGTTTCCCCAAAGGGGCCAGACCTAAGAACTAGGTGTGCTTTGATTGTAGATGAGGTTTTTTTATTTGTGGCTAAATATGATAGAGATGATTGTGAAATTATTATAGAATCCCCTGCATTTATGGCAACAGGTAAGGTAATAGATTTATCAATGCTAGTTGGTGGTATTTTTTATGGATTAGTTAATAGAGGATATAATTGTTTATTAGTCCCTCCTACTTCACATAAAAAAGCATTCACAGGAAGTGGTAGAGCTAGTAAGGAGGAAACAGTTGCCTGTCTCCCACCCGATGTATATAGGAAATTTCAATTAAAATATAAGAAACTTGATGATTTAGCAGATGCCTATTCTTTAGCTAGTTTTACTTCCAGCTAATTTTTCGGTCATAAATAATGTCAGAGTAATTGGTAGAAGTATCTGTTACTCTTACTAATAATGTATGTAAGTTTCCAGCAAATAAAGTAGTTGCTGTGTACGGAATACGAAGCTCAAAAGCCCCTGATACATCATTCTTTGTAGTTGTATAAGTAGCTACTACTGTACCATCCTTACTAATAAGCTTAGCCTCGCAGACCATCCCAACAGGAAGAACTCCACCATCAATAGGAAAGTCTATAAAGACAGAAGAGCCTGCATAAAATATTTCTGTTGTTTCTGTCATTGTATTATCTCACTTCAAATTTTATTTGTTTTGGTTTATTTCTAAACCCTACTTCAATTATATTATCGTTAAACTTCGGGGTAATAACAACTTTCTTGAAGGTTTCTAAAACTATCTTAGAAGCAAACTTAAATCTTTTTACTCCGGAAGTAAAAGGAACTTCTTCTACATAAATGGGAATTGTTTCTCCCCCCGAAGTTCCTGATAGTGCTTTGATATTTACTAAAGCTGTTTGTCCAACAAAGTTAGTTTTAGATACAATATATTCTCCGATAGTCATAAGGTTCCTTTAAGCTGGTAGAATTTTATTCCATACAGCTGTGGCTATTGCATCTACATCAATTGTTATAGGTACAGACCCACCATCTGCATTAGATGTTGCAAAGGCTGATGCTTTAGTTCTTTCTACTTGTACACCTGTTGCCACAATAGTACAGTTTAAATTCCCTAGAATACTATAAGGACCACTACCTAAAAACTTAAGTTGATAACCATTAATAAAATCTACAGCATGGAAGTATGCCCCTCCCCCAAGGTCAACCTTTTTATAGGTTACGATTGGGGGATACATCATTCCTTCCTCACTGCCCTCTAATACTCTTATACTTTCCTTAAAAATTGGCAAATCTACTATTGAAGCGTCACTTTGCACAATTTTATTTAACCAATCAACGGTAATCATCTGTTACATACCCCCAAGTTCTTAGTTTCACTATATCACAAATAGCGGCCGGTGAAACCCCAAAAATTTCTCCTATCTGTTTATAGGTTAATTTTTGTTCTTTTAGTTCTCTAATTCTAATTATATCGTCATGTTTTAGCTTAGCTGTAGGAGTTTTTAGTTGTCTTCTTGCTCTAGCCTTTTCACAAAAATCTTGAGTTCTCTTCATACCTTTAAGGGTCTGTGTTCTATTCAAAATAGCAAGCTGTGTTTGCTTTACTCCCTTTTTGGCCTCAGATATTTTATTTTTATGCTCTTCAGTTAGTTTTACTCCTCTATGGGCGTTGGCTGTTTTTTCTATGGCCTCCCTTGTTCTTTTTAATCCTAAAGAACTACCTGCGGTTGGGCATATATTATATCCATTCTTTACAGCACACTCTCTATCAATAATTAGTTGCTCAAAGAATAATAAATCACTCTGATTACAAGTTAAAATTTGTATAAAATCAAAATTATTCTCTCTGTACTTAATCCATGCTCTTTGTAGTTTTTTGCATGGACTATTACCTTTTCTCAAATAATATTTATGAGTCAAAAATCTTTTTTCTACATTAATGGCACTACCATAATAGCATTTGCCATTAAGCTTATTTTTGACTACATAAATACCCGATTTTGTTAATTTATTCACTCCTATTCATCCGGATTCATGATAACATTATAGTTTATTACTCCACTATCAACACTAAAGGTTGCCTCCGCTGGTTGCAATGCACTAGGGCTTGCCCCTTTTCTTGCCTTTACCCTAGCAGTAAATACTGCGGATTTTGTAAATGATGTAGATATTACGCTTGTACCACTAGCAACAACATCTAAGAAAGGGCACCAAGCTGGGCTTAAACTAGCGTGAATTTGTCCCCAAGTACCACTAATTGTAAATGTTTTTGTGGCTCTATTAACTGCTGTATAAGAATATGGTTTTCCATTTACTCTTATATACCCAGTATTAGGGGTGTCAGTTTTAATTACCTCATTTACTGCACAAGTGTTTCCTGCTGATGTAGTAGCCCCATTTAAAGTATACTCGTTAGTAACAAAAGATGTTCCTGTATCTCTTCCTACCAATACTCGTGTACCATCAACAAGTCCTGTAATTTCAATTTGTGCAGTAACTGGGTTAGTTACAGTAGTACCATCATGACTAACCATCTGATATTTTTGAGAATCTGCAGAAAGAACTCCAGTTATTAACCAACCCTGGGCGACAAACCACTTACCACCGGCAACAGTACCAAAAGGTGCAGCACCATTAGGAGTATAGGCAGCATCTAGTACTCGGTACTTCCAACCAGCCTCTCCATTAATTGTCACAGCACTAGTTTCATCACAAATCGCTTGGCAGTATTGTGCAGCTTCTGCTATTGTACAACTGCCTGATAATGCTATAGTTCCCTTGTAAAGTTTTGAACCACTACCATCACCTGTATCAAAGTTAGTATCACCAACAGTAATAGTTACTTTTGCACTTAGTGCTAAAGCTGAAGCAAGATTAAGAGGTGTCCAGTCAGTAGTAGAAGTACTAATCGCTGCAGGTTGCTCACCACCAGCTACAAGGTTTGCACTAAAGTCACCATATGTTTGTCCATATTTTCTACTAAAAACACGAATATCTCCATTGTCTATTAAGGCTCCACCTGTCTTACCCTTAATTAGTACCTGTATGTGTCCATCACTCCAAAACTTAGTTAGTTTTGCACCATTTTGAACAATATACATAGGGCTTGCTGCAACCAAAGGAGAACCAATGGTTTTAACACCTGTATATAGTACATTACTTCCATCCTGTTGAATAGAACCAAAGTTTATAAATTGAGATGCTGTATCATCAATATTAAATCCATTAATAAGGTTTAATAACATTGGCTTAATAGCACTTCTTGGTCCGTCTAGCTTTGATGGATTATTTGTTAAGATAGATACATTATCGTCACCACTAGCACTAGCATCATCTGCTAAATCTTGTAGCCACTGATGTAGTTCAAGGACGGTATATACCGTTGTCCCTCCGATATGTCTAATATCACCAGTTAAGCCTATTGAAAAGTCATTTCCTATTGCCATTTTTTATCTCCTATTCATCAAGTTGTTGTAATGCTGTTGCTGTTGTTGTTACTCCTGATATAGAAGTAACCTGTGTAACGTATGGTATATAATGGGGTGCTGTACTTGCCTTTCTTGCCTCAAGCCTTATGCCACCGATATACTCTGTTTGAAAGCTGATTTGCCCACCGCTTGCTGTTCCTGTAAAAAGCACCGTTCCGTCACTGGTTTTTGTGGCTTTTACGATAGAACCATCAACAAGACCTACCATTACTACGGTTGCGGTATCCAGCGGATACGTATTCTCACTCATAGCCGTCCACGAGCTTTGCATATACACCCTTACAAAGGTTATCGCTGTAGTATTAGTGATATTTGTGGTGATTCGTATCTTGAACTTAAATCCAGTAGGACTAATGACTTCTGTAATTAGATTTGCTGCACTCAAAGTTTTCCACACTCCATAGCCACTACCAGTATCAAGCGCATACTCCAGCAAGTAGTTCCCTATCGTGCCACCACTCATAGTGGGTGCGATGTTCTCGAATGCGGTGTAACCTTTAACGTAATGCGGTGTTTCCCATATCGCTTGATTGCCGATGACTCCCATCAAGATGC